GTTTAACAAATCTAGTAACTGTATCTGTTTCCTGTGATCCAGAAAAACTTAATCTAAATCCATAATCGGGTATGTCACCATTAAGTGTAGCAGAAACTGCTGTGGTTACATCAATTAATAAGTCTTCGTCTCCTCTGGCAAAGCTTTGAGAGAACCCTAGTGGAACATTACCAATAAGAGAAGAAGAAAGATAATAATCTGCATTAATATCTGTTACATCTGCTCCATAATCTATTCCACCGCTTGTCCAAGTAATAACTGTTGGATTAATTGAAGCTGTGAACCAATTTACAGCATCCAAATCTCGATAACCTACTACGTCATTACCTCTTCCCTCATCCCAATATTTTGCTAATGGATAAAGAATAAGAGTAAAGTTTGATGGAACTGTTTGTCCACCATAAACATTTTTCATTGACAAATAACATTTAAAACTTGAATCGTTGATGTTTAATAATGATCCAGTTATTTCTCTTAGTCCATTTAAATCAAAGTGAATAAGCCCACGAGATAATTCAACACCAGAAGTACCACTGGGCACAGAAGTTGCATTATATAACTTGAATATATCAATGGTTCCAGCTTGTCCTACGTTTGCATCTGTTGATGCAGAAGTGGTTGGACGAGTGCTAAAAATAATTTTGTTTGTTACATAACTGTCTTTGTCAGCTTTTAATATCCGATACATTGCTTATCTCTAGAAGTAATTACTAAGACAAGCAATTGTTGGGAACATTTTATATAGCTCTACCCACCAAGTCTGAACCGAAATATTTTATTTCAAACATACCCCCCGCTGGAGGTATTAATATTGTATTATTTATAAGGTTGAAATTAACATTATAAGTTACGTTGCTATAAACTCGATCACTTACTGTACCTGTTATGTTTGTTACAGATATGTCTTTAACGGCAAGAACACCAACATTGTTGTAAATAATGTTTCTTACATCATCTAAAATCAATGGTTGATCCATTTGAAAATTTCCAATGTTAAAATATTGAATTAGTTTTGCTTGAACATTTTGTAACACTTGTTGACGGTTAAATGTTGGATCAACCGTTATATCATAGTTGATTTGCAAATTAACAATTTGACCATCCAAGATATCAATAGCATCTGTAATCATACGATATTGATTAAGATAAGTTCTTAGATTGTTTTTAAGCATATCCGGCGCAAGAACAAGTTGATTTAAATCATTTCTACAAAGAACATAAAGCAACGCACTGTTTGGATTGTTTGGATTGCTTCTTATAGAACAACGATACACTCTACCAAAATTTGCTGGCAAAGAATATATTCTAGCTACCAAGTCTTCTTTGCTTACAATTCTTGATTGAGCATTTCTTGCACTTGGAATTTGCAATCTTAATTCGTCTAAAGTAGGAGGATCAGCACCACCTCTTGCTTGAGAATTATTATTTGCATCTGCTGAAGCTCTTACGTCTGCTGATACTGCTGCTGTTGGATTGTTTGGAAACTCCATAATTAAAGTTCCAATTTCTGTTATGCTTTGTGGGGGTATGTTATGGTTTAAACCACCACCAGCACGATAAACAACAGTTATTGTTACGTCTGGTGCTATAGCTCCAAGTGTTGCAGTTCTTAACAAATTGTTTGGATCTATTGAAAACCTAGAAAAGTTTTTACGTCCATACAAGGGTAAAGCTGCTTCGCTTGGATCAGGAATAAAGTCTTCTCCTAAAGCATCGGCTGAACCACCACCAAAAACTAATGTTGTAAGTCTATTATCTAATTCAGTTGTTTTAAAAAATCTATAAGGAGCTGGTACAATTTCTATGTTTGAATCAACATAAATTTGATTTGGCGGTGTGAGATTAGCAGGTTGTCGGTTTTTTACTTCTCTAAATACTGTGTCTTGTGTTAAGAACCCTACTTCATAATATGTATTTCCATTAGAATCTGTTACAGAAATAATTTCTGTAACATCTCTTGTGTTTAAAGTAACACGTTTAAATGGTTGAAAGCCTGCAACTGTAAAAGTTTCTGTTACTGTTGTACTTGAAATTGCTTCTCCGTTTGCTGAAAAAATATAATTCACAGGATTGTCGTTTTGGTCTACATCTCCATTGATGTATGTGATGCCATTTGCGGGTGTTCCATCACTTTTTGTAAGTGTCATATCAACATCTTCAATCAATTGAAACTGAACACCACGGTTTGAGTTCAACAAAGTTCCAGCTTTAATAACTGGTAAACCAGTTGTATCATATGGTTGATTTCCATTTGGATTGTTTGTTGCTGCTGCAATACGAACATAAAAAGTAACAGGACAAATCGCAGGTGAAGCTCCAACAATATCAACACCAGCTTCTCTTAAAAGCTTTTCAAGATTTTTTGATTCAACTGCTGTTTCAGCATTAAGTTCACCAAATTGGTGATCTAGATAAAAACTTTGAACATCGCCAACATATGATGCAAGTTCAAGCAACAAACCACCAAAACTATTTGCTGAAAAGTCTTGAAGACGATCAGGAAAAAAAGTGCGTGCATATTCTTCTAAATCAGTACGAAAACTATCAAAGTCTTTGTTAAGATATTTTCGAGCTTTGATTAACTGTTGAATGTTGCGTCGTGAATCAACGGCCATGATTGTTGTTACCTTTATATTAGATATGATTTTTTAAAAAATTAGCTTACAGCAAAAGTTACTTGCAAACTTGTTGTTGCTAATTGAATTCGTGGAACACTATAATTTATTATAATTCTAACTGTTCCTAAACCAAATTGGGTTGTTAATGGTTCAAATGAACTATCAAAGCTTTCCAATTCAATAAAAGGCATCCATTTAGTAACAGCATTTGATATTCTTGACATTGCTGCTTCATCAAATGCTGCTTTTCCTAATTCATATTCAGTAACTAATGGTTGAATATTTGCACCAAAGTCATATAACATAACTCTTTCACCCCAGTTGGTCATAACCAAGTCTCTGAAGTTGTTTTTAATTGTTTCTGAAACAGTATAATGCATACCTAATAAACCATCATTGTTTTTGCCAAAACGTAATGGAGTTATTATACCAATAGGTAAAGGAGTTGCTGCAACAGAAGTTTGTTGTGTTGTAAAATTAGTGCTAGAAATACCAACGCTTTTAAAACTTATCATGATGTATAACTACAATCCAAAACGTCGCCTGATAACATCAAATGTTTGTTCGCTAGATTCCCATTGAGGTAACACGTTTTGTGCTGGAGGTTCTGTTATTTGTGCTGATGTAGTATTTGTTGCCCCCACGGGTGGTATATCATCAAAATTAGGTATTTGTTCGTTTTGATTTCCAGAGCCAATACCATTTTTCTTTAGAAAATCTTCGAAACTTATTCCTTGAATGTCTGGTGTTGAATCTGCTTGATTTTGATTTGCTAGAGCATCTAATACATTTGCTTGGTTTCTACCAGATTCTCTTTGAGATTTTTTTAAAACTTCTTGGTTAATAAAAGAACTGTTTGTTAAATTGGTTAATTCTTTTTTTGCATTTTGCAAAGCTTTGTTGCTTGAATCTTCTCTTGTTGCAGGATCATCACACAATGGAAAAAAAGAACCAACAATAGGCAATGGATTCAACAAACTTTTTATCAAACACCAAATTAATTGAATGATTGCAAATGCAATACTAAAAGCTAATACTCTTATTGGGTCAGAATTTGGATCTGCTGGTTGTTGAACAGGATCAAGCGGTACTTTTAAAGCTGCAAACAAAGCATTGCCAAGTCCTTGTGCTGCAACATTTAAAGGTGCTGGTAACGCACTTGTTGAAGCATTAATAATTTGGTTTTTTACTTGATTAACTATTAAGTTTTTATTACTTTCTATCAAGGCATTAGCTTGAGAAGTATCTGCTGCTCTTATCCTAGCTTGTGCATCTTGTGAGTTAGGTATATCTGGCATAATGTTAACTAGTGTTGTTTATTGACCAAATATTTTAGCTGATCTACTCTTGTAAACAGCCTTGTTTGTTTTTTGTCTGTTATTGTTTATATTTGCATTAAGGCTTGTATTAAGTGTTGTAGCTGATGTGCTTAATGGAACCCAAGCTGTGTCTGGCCCACCGGGAACACAAGCACTTGTACTAGGTGCTCTATTCAATGCATCAACCAATCCAGAATAAGCATTTTGTAATGCATCAATTTGACGTTGTAAGCCTTCTACAACGTTTTTAAACTCGCTCCATTTAATATAAGGTTCTACACCAGCATATTGGTTTTCTGTGCCAACAGAAAGCTCGTTATTAAATCCTGTATCTCTTCTTGGAATGTCTGGTGTTGGATTTTGGTTTTCTTGTCTTAATGCTGCTCCACCAAGAAATATTTGCATTCCATCAATTTGAACTCTACCCTCTGGCGACATATACACAAATGCCATATGGTCTTTATCAGCAGATTGAGCATCAATATCTTCTGGTGTTCTGTTTTTGCCTTCTTTTAGCAACAATATTGATCCACTTATAATTGTTTCATTTTGAAGTAAATTATCTTCTGAAGGTTCATTACGTCTTGCTATCAAACGAATATGATCAGCTTTATTAACAATATAAGAGTTACCAACATCTACACTAGAAGATGCAAATTGAATTGGAAACAAACCTTTTGTTGAATAATTTATACCTGTTGGTTGCATACATTGATTTACCGCACCTTGAGTTGTTTTTTGAGTGCGAAAATTTATGTCTCCCAACGTGTTCATTGAAATGTATATACGTGCAGCATCATGAACAAAATCAGGATCACCTTCTTTCATTTGTTCTAATCTGCTGTTTAATTTTGGTGTTTTGTCTGTTTCGTTTAAGTCTCTTGTGTTTCTAACAACAAGAGGCGATGTAACTTTTCTTTTTTGTTGGTTTTGAGGAATTCGATCATCAGTATCAAGTAATCTATAACGACTTCTCCCAGTTACCATATCAATAGTTCCTGAGTATTTTTTTTGTTCTGTTGTTGATTCTGGAGCAACATACCCAATTCTATCTTGTCCAAGCATTATCAAAGCGTTGTTCATACCTTGAACAACTAATTCTTGTGGACGTTTTGTCCATCTTGGTACAACCTCATATTGGTGTGAAAGAGAACCAGTAACAGAATTTCCATAAAGAATATCATATGGATTTATAGTGTTGTTTTGTGGCAAAGAATATGTGTTTGCTTGTTCTCCTCCGTTTGGAAACGTTGGAACAAATGTTTGATTTGATATGTTTAAAGATTGACTTGTTCTTTGAGTTTCGGTGTAAATTGGTAAGAACCTACGATCTCCATGAGTAAAGTTTGGATCTTCTATTTGAACACCCTCGCTTGTTCTTGTCATCCACTTACCAAATCTTATTCCATATTTTTGAAAGTCTTCAAAAACAACAGTTACTTGTTCTCCAAGTTGTACAGGCAACATAATATGACTTTGAAAAAATGGTGCTAACAAAACAAAAGCAGGTGTTGCGTCAGATATACCATCACTAATAATTGTGGCAATAACACTATTTGCTGCAATTTGATCTACTTGCTCTGGATTTACAACAATATCCTTTATTCGATTTTTATCTGATTCTGTTAACGATTTTGGGTTATAAATTATTTCACGAACAACCCCACGTTGAAATGATGGAGGAATTCCTGTTTGTTGTTGGTTGATAACTAAATTTTCTAAATCAAGTTGTGGTACAGTGGCACCAGTTAATAGTCTGTTTACGTTAACATTGTTATAACCAGCCATGTTACCCTCTCATATTTCTTTTAAGTCTATCAAACAACTCATTGCTACTTGGTAGCTCTTGAGCTTCTTGTTTGTCTTTAGCTTTATAAACCAACTCAGCTAACTTCAATAATTGAGTGTTGGCTTTTTCCATTCGTTCCATATATTTTGCTAAATGATCGCCATGAATAACATGCTGTTCAGCATTACCATATACTTGCAAGTATAAATCTGTCCAAATGATATAAGCATTTCTTCGGTCAATCAAAGCGTTTTCATAAATTTGTTTCCAAAGCAACTTAAGCTTTTCATCAACTGTTGTAATTGAATCCAAAAGGTCGCTAAAAGTTTGTAAATCTTTTTGTGATTTTTCAATTAGTTCTTTGTTTGTTGGAGTGTTATCTTTTTCAAGTAGCAATCCTTCAAATGAATCATCGTTCATGACATACCTTTATTGGATTGTTTCATATTCTTCTTTGGCAACTTTGTAATATTTTTTCATCAATGATAAAACAACACTTAGTTGCTTTGGAGATAATCCACATATTTCTCTTAGATATAACATCACAGCACGCTTGTTAAGAAAATCAAGTTCGTTGATATTTGCAAATAATATATTGATTCCTTTCAAACATTCATTTTCATTGTCAGTTACTATTTGATTTTCAATTGATTGAAGAATAAATTGAAGTTTGTTTTTATCAATATCCACAATCATTGTTTCTTCTGGAGAAGGTGAAACAATATAATTTTCTATAGTTTCTAAATCTTGAGGCGTTAAAGTTTCTTTGTCATCTAAACTTGTAAACACATGCATACTTCTAACGCTTTGCTTGCTTTTAATGATTAACCAGTTTTTAGCAACAACGTTAAAATATGAAAAAGCCTTTGTGCCTTTACTTGGATCAAACTTTGTAATAACACCATACAAGAATTCTACACATTCGTTTTGTAAATCAGATTTACTTTCATACTGTATTTGAAATCCATATACATTAATAAGGTTTTCAACTAGCTTGTTAAAAGCAGGTAATATGTCACGAATGTATATTTCGTTTCTTTTATCAGCTTGTTTTTCTATTTTGTAATCAACAATTGCTTGTTGTGTGCCAACATTAAAATAAAACTCTTGCGGTGAGGCTCCACCTTTAGGTTTTCTTTTTATTAGTTTCTTACCTACGGGCATCAGTCGTCCTCACCTTCATCTTCAATTAGTCTCACATATCTTTGTTTGCTGCGCTGTGTAAAATTATTTACCAATTTTTGTGTTGCTATTTGACAAACTTTTACGTTTTCCATTGCTTCATTTACTGCTGACATAGCTTCTGGACTGTCTGAAAACAATGGTGTTTTTCTTAAAGCTTCCAAAGTTTGTACTGTTCTTTCATGTATTTCAATTGCATCTGACAAATCATCTTCTAAAATGAAAATAATTTGTGCCCATCTTAAAGCATAATATATTGTTATGCTTAATATAACTAGCAGAAGTATTAAAAATACATAAAGCATCATTCTGCCTTTAAGCAGTCATTTAAAACTTCTGAATAAGTTTTTGCAACAGCTTCAAATGAAAAATTTTCCTTAATTTTTGTTTGCAAAGCTTTTGCCCATTCTTTTGGAATAGAACTGCCATCGTAAAATTTCTTTAATCGATATTTTGCGTCAGCTTCCAAAGGAATTGCCCATTTTGTTCCCGGCATAAAAATTTGATTGTCAACACGAGAAGGATGAATTTCTTGTAGTTTTTGTTCTACAGGAATGAACCTTCCATGCTTAAGAAATTCTAAATGACCACTCCAATTTGTTGCAATAACAGGTAGTCCACAAGCAGCAGCTTCAAGTGTTGGTAATCCGTATCCTTCACCATGAGTAAAACTTACAAGAGCTTTAACGGTAGGTTCTGTATATAAACCATACATTTCTTCATCTGTCATATGACCATGCAAAAGATAAAATTTTGGTCCTTTTGTATTAGGTTTACGTATTTCTCCAAGTATTTGTCCAAATACAGTTTGAACATTACGTTTATCTAGTTGTGTTTGTGCTCCTACGTTTGTTTTAATAATAACCCCAACATCAGAATTATCTTCAAAAACTTCTGAAATCCACTTCATTGTATATGGAAGATTTTTTCGATCATTATCAATGTTATTACCAGTTAGTTGACCAACCAAAAGAAAATTGAATTTTGTTTCAAGGTTCAAATTGATTTTTGTTTGACAGTCTAGATATGCGTCAGGAAAGCTTTCTGGCACAACAACAATAGGAACAGTTACTTCTCCTGTGTTTAGAAATGTTTGCTTTGTGAATTCACTTGGAACAATAACCATATCCATTCGATTAATGCAATCGATCCAAGCTGGATTGCATTTGTCTGTTTCTACTCCTGCGGTAATACCAACATTAAAGTTTCCAAGAAAAGGATTCCATTCGTTTGGTAATTGAAGTTGAATTGTTACATCGTAAAAGTTTTTTTTGTTTGCTGATGCTTGAAGAATTTGACCAATAAGACCATCTTCTGCCTCAGTGTCAACAATCATATGAGTTTTACCCCAACCAAGTGTTTCGGTGGTAACATCAAGTTGATGTGTTTCGGCAGCAACTCTAAACAACCATCTAGCAACTTGTCGAGAATGAACTCCATAACCAGAATGGGTCAAAAGCGGAGCACGAAGTAATACAGATTTCATATGTTAAACCTTTCTATTCTTTCTTACCAAATGGATGCAATACTTCACAAGTCCAACGCTTAACATTGTTACTTTTCCAGTTGCTAATTGTTTGATCTAATGTTTCATCCCATTGCTTAATCATGTTTTCATAAGAAAATTCAAAATCACAATAAGCAATTGCTTTTTCTGAAAGTTTTTCTTTTTCTTCTGGAGTCATCTTGTAGAGCTTCCAGTAAGCTTCAGTTATATCAAGATAATTTACATGATCGTCATAAATGTAAGGCACCAATTGTGAACCAACCAAAGTTCTTGCTGCTGGTTCAATAGCCACTCCATGCTCAGAGCCGTCACGGTGATCTACAACTTGACGAGTTAATCCACCTGTTTTAAGAGCAATAATAGGCTTACCAACCATCATAGCTGATAGCGTTGCTAAACCAAATCCTTCTGCTTTTGAAACGTTTATGGTGAAATCAGTGATGTTGTAGAGAGCATTCATATCATTGAAATCAACTTTTTGGGTTGAAAACATAACATGTTCATTTATTCCAAGTAACTCTGTAACAGCAATAAGATTTGGTCCTTCGGTATCGTTTGGATCAGTATGCATGATTAGTGCAGCTTTACGATGACCTTCTTCTTTTTCCAAACGATCTAAAAATACTTTCCAAGCGTTAAGCACATCATTTGGCATTTTACGGGTTGCATTTCGATTTACCCATGTGCCCATGAACCAATCAGATTTGTCACCAAAATTCTTTTTACGAAGTTCTGCAACAACTTGCTTTGGCAACGGTCGATATATTTCTTTCGGAAATGCATGAGGAATATAATTTGTACGTTCTGGAAAATTTGGTTTTACTAACTCATATGTTTTATATGAAAGGCAATTAATAAGATCTGTAGACTTGTACCAAACATTGTTATAGGCTGGATATGGATCATTGTCCCACACATGCCAATATGTTATGGGGCAAATTTGATGAATTTCATCTTCAATCTCCCAAAGCCACATAAACTGTCTTGGGTCTGTAAAAAGAAGTAAAGCATCAGGTCGTTCGTTAATCAAAATGTTACGAATGATTTCATGATTTCCAAATCCATCAACAGGTTTAATAATAAAATCTGGATTTAGCATGATTGTTTCGTACTTTTCATGCTTCATGGCTCCACCAAGGCATCTGAAACTATATTTGCCTGTATTTAACAGTCCTTGAATAAGGAACCTTGCTTGAACACCTACTCCACTTGTGCAAAGTGGATGGTCAGAAAGCATTAATATTTTATGTTTCTTTTTTGGTGGAGAAACTTCAATAAAATCAGATTCATCAAGGTTTGACATAAATTAAACAACTCCTTTTGAGTATAAAACAAAAAGAGTATGGGTTATATGGTATTACTTGTGTAGACAGAAAATCAAAGTGATTTAACCTGTTGATTTATCCAATTATAAGTTTTTTCTAAACCTACAACGAGAGGTTGTGATACCTTCCAACCAATTTTTTTCTCATAAAGAGCATTGTCGCTATTTCGTCCACGAACACCAGTTGGACCAGAAATATGATTAAGAAATATTTTCTTTCCAGCAATAGAAGCAATCATTTCAGCAAATTGATTGATGCTAACCATTTCTTCTGAGCCAATATTGACAGGTCCGGTAAAATCGCTATGCATTAATCTTATAGTAGCTTCCAAACATTCATCAATGTAAAGAAAGCTACGTGTTTGATTTCCATCGCCCCAAACATCGATTGTTCCACCATCTTCTGCTATTGAAATTTTGCGAGATAAAGCCGCTGGTGCTTTTTCTTTCCCATTGTTCCAAGAGCCTTGTGGTCCAAAGATATTATGATAACGAGCAATTCTTACTTCAAGTCCATAATTCCTTGCATAAGCAAGGTAAAGTCTTTCAGAAAATAATTTTTCCCAACCATATTCACTATCTGGTGCTGCTGGATAGGCTGACTCTTCAGAACATTTTGGATTTTCTGGATCTTCTTGATTATATGCTGGATACATGCAAGCAGATGAAGAATAAAACACCCTTGGTTTTTGAGTAAATTTTGCTGCAACATCAACCACATTTAAATTGATTGTTGCAGAATTATGCATCACGTTTGCATCGTTTTCACCTGTGAATATATATCCTGCTCCACCCATGTCAGCAGCAAGTTGATAAACTTCATCAAATCCTTTACCCCAAGTGCTATTTGTATGCATTACAGTTTTAACAACACTTGGATCACGTAAATCGCCTATTACGAACTCGTCGGCAATCGCACGAACGTTAGTGTATTCGTGTTCTTTAATATCAACGCCACGAACCCAATAACCTAAATCTTTTAAACGTTTAACAAGGTGGCCGCCAATAAACCCACCTGCTCCACACACTAATGCTTTTTTCATGTTAGTCCTATGAGTTAAAAAGAACGTCGCTCCATTCAAGTTTCGACGTTTGTAGAAGTTTTATTCTTTCAAAATCGACTTTTGATGGATTGATATACCAATCTTCATAAATCGCACCAACGTTTTTAACATCTGAACAAACCAGTTGATAGCCAGCTTGGTTGAATATCTTTCTTGAAGCAGTACGATAGTATTCTCCAAACCGATAAAAATCATGTTCAAAGGTTATAACAGAAAAACTCAGTCTATCAAAAGGAACCGATTGTAAACATTGCAACGTTTTATCTGCTGGTTCTAAATCCAAAGAAAGGTAATCGATATCCTTTGATGTATAGTGGCTATAAACCTCATCCCAGTTTAGTTTTGTGCAATCTCTTGCTAATGCTGGAGTTTTTCGAACGCTTGGAAACCTTTGAATGCAAGACTCATCGATATCTAAACTTAAACCTTTCCATCCAAACTGTTTTTCTAAAAGAAATGTGTTGTTGATGAAATCAGGTTGATGACAACCTAAATCCAAAAATGTACCGTTTTGTTTACCGTCCAAACATGATAACACAAACAAGTCTTGCGCTGCTTGAGCATAGTTTGTTGTAACATTTTCATGACCGTTGAATGGTACTTTGAAAGTTCTTGATATTTGATTATGCATTTTTGTTTTTCCTTACTCACTTAAACATATAAACTTGATTGTTCATTAACTGAATCGATTGTGTAGAATAGTTTTGTTTTTGTAACAGAGATCTAAGATTGGTTGATTCTAAACCAAATGTTTCTGGTGGTGATAAAGAATGCATGGCAAACAAACCTTGTTTTGCACCAAACCAGTTAAGCTGATTAACTTTTTCTTGTACTGACACAGGAGTTTCCGATAACGCCCATGTGCTGACAAAAAAGTCTGCATTAATATTGTTGGTTTCGTAATATGTGCTTGGTACTAAATTAACTTTTCCAGTTGCAGGAGTTTGATTTCTTTCGAGAATATTTACGCTATCTTCACCCAAAACGCTAGACAAATATCGATATTGCAATATGTTCATTATAGGCAAGTCGATTATGGTATATGTAGCTTGTGGATTGATAAGTTTGGTAAGTCGAGCAAAGTTTCCAAAACCACCACCCCACTCAACATAGTTTTCAACAGACTTAAAGTGATTAGCACTAAATGCTTTCATATATTGTGAAATATGATACAAATGATGAATTGTGTTATGAGAAAAGCCTTCTTGAACAACTGGATTTCCTACAAGGGGTTCTTTAGCAATTTCTAATGAAAAAAACTGTTTTAAGAATTGAAGTTTCTTAAAAAATACATCATCAAAAGAACAAACATACATGGTATGTTGAATAATCGGTGTTCTTAAAAAATTTTCCCACAATTCTCCGTAGTTTGTAGCTATTTTTTCTATCTCTGATGAGAAATAAAGCCACTCTTTATTAATCATTTCGGATTCAAGTTTTTTATGTTCAAACCAAAGTTTTTTTTGCTGATGCATGTGATTGGAATTCATATTGTCACCTTTACTTTATTCTTGTTGTTCGTATGCAAACAAATCATTATATTGTTTTTTGATTTCTTCAATCACAATTTTACGTTCTTTGATTTTAACTTTAAATCCTTTTTTTGCTAACTCTACAGCAAGCTTGAGTTGCTGAGACTCTACGAGCAAAGTTGATTCTGGTTTGTATGATACTGTATCAAAAACAATTTCTAGATTTTCATGATTAGCATTTGAAAAAGTTTCTACTTGATATTGTAGATGTAGTTCGTTGGACAAATCAGTTGCTTCGCTAATTTTTGCTGGCAAATTTATATCTTTTGCATAAATTGCTAAAGCTCGATTGTCTCTTGGAAAACAAGGTCCACCATAACCATAGCCATAACGCAAATATTTATTGCCGATTCTACTGTCTGCACCAATAGCAGATAATACCACATCTGGTCTACCACCAGATTTATGGACAATATCTCCAACCATGTTAGTGTAAGCAATCTTTGTTGTCAAAAAACAATTCAAAGATATTTTTGTTATTTCCGCTTCTAGCGTAGTCATACGACATATTCTAGGATTATTAGAAGTATGCTTGATATAAACATCTTCAATCATTTGACCAACTTTAGGGTTTGCTTCTCCGATTAACACCATGTCTGGATAAGCTTGATCTCTTAAAATTGTTCCTTGAGCAATAAATTCTGGGTTGTAACTAACTGTGTAATTCAGCTTATCCAGTTTGTTTTTTATTGAGTCACAATATCCCGGCATAGTTGTGCAGCAAACAATAAAGTGTTTCTGTGTTTCTGAGCGTCCAAACTTTTCAAGCTGAAATATCAAGTTATCCACTTGAGAATGATCATATCTTCCATTCTCTAATGATGGTGTTGCAACCATCACAAAAAGCATATCAGAGAAATCTAAAATTTCTCTTAAACTAGTTGTTACTTTAAAGTTTTTGCTTTCTTTTAGGTAAGTTTCTACATTTGTTTCGGAACTTTTGAGTGTCTTTCGATTAATAGACTCTACATAATCTGAATTAATATCGGAGCCAAGAACGTTATATCCTGCTTTTTCTAACGTCAGAGCAAAACAAAGACCCAACTTACCCGTTCCTATTATTGATATATTTTTCACTATTCTATCTCCGCAGTAATCAACATATGCCAACCCAAACGATTTTGTAATGCATCAAACATATCTTTGGGCATTTCTTTAAACCAAGGCACTTTCACATATTCATTTTTTCGATATGGTTCAACTTCATAAGAAAATATATGATCTTGCTTCAACTCTAAAATATTAAAACCTTCCAATAAATCTTTGGCTTCTTCTTCACTATATGTGAAAGCAATTGGACAACCAGATTGTGCTTCTGGTTGATCAAAACCATTTTCTATCATGATGTTTTTCCAAGAATTTTTTGCGTATATCATTAGTTTTAATACTGAATCTTGATGCATATACTGCTTAATTTCTTGAATGATTTTTTTTGGATTTGGACTGTGGTGTATTACTCCAAAAGAATATATTAAATCATATTTTTGAGCAGGAATAAAACTAGTTAACTCTTCAGCGTTGCCTTGATAAAACAAACCTTCAAACCCATAAACTTCAAATCGTTTCTTTGTAAGGTCCAAAGATTCATTGGATAATTCAACACCTGTGTAATTTGCACCATGTTTTGCAAAATTAACTGCCATTGTCCCAATCCCGCAACCAATCTCTAAAACATTTTTATTTTTCCACGATGGAAAATCCGAAAATGGTAAGATATGAGGTTCAACAAAGAATTTCTTTTTTTCTACTTCTTCAAAGTATTCTATTGTTCCAATATCTTTTGAAGAATGCCGAATATTACAAGGTCTAGAATTCCAATATTTTTTCACTGTTTCAATATTGTTCATATGAATTTCCGTTTTATATTTGCTTCCAAGTTGTTGGATAGAATCCTTCTTTGGGAGAGTATGATTCATCCAACCCATAATTTTTAGGACAAATAACGGTTTTTTTAGGGTTTCTATTAATGTAAGCTGCCCACCATGAGTAAGTTGAACTTGGACTAATAATGTTGTTTCCGCAAAGCGATATACGAATAAAATCAACTAAGGGATTGTTTGTGTCGTTTACAATGAAATTTGAATCTTTGAAATGTTCTTTTGCCCATTTAATATCGTTGCTATCATTCCCTGATCGACTACCACCGACAAAAACCAAAAACTTCAAACCACTTCCAGAAAAAATATCAATTGCATCAGTAATATACTTTCCTATAACAGACTTTTTATCAAATGGACCAGATCCGTAAAACTTTTCATAGTAAGGATTTGTTCCATCAGTCATGTCTCCTCTTCGAATATGTAAAGAAACAATATTTTCTGGATCACCAACTGTTGCTAATAGCCTCTTTTTTTCTTTTTCAACTATACTTGTTCTTGGAGTTAATTCATTAATGATAGTTTCTTCATAGCCTTTAAAATAATAAGTGTTTTGAAAAAATCCATTAATATTTGTGTTATCAGGAATAGATTCCAATATTGGAGAGTAACAATTATATGTTTGTGGATTCTCCACAACGTTGTTTTTGATTGATTGCAACTCATTCAAAGTGTAATATTGTGCTGAGATATTAAAAGCCGAAAGCATACATTGTTGTCCATGCCATGTTTTTTGTTGGATGTTTGGTATTTTACAAACATGTCCATTTCTTAAAGCGGCAGCATACAAGGCAGCGTACTGAAATAGTTGGTTGCCCAACCTACCATAAGTTCCAAGTTCCGTAAAAGTTATCATGTTATTTTCTCATTAATTTGAGTAAATGTTGCATTTACAAGCTTTAAACTATTCATATCTCACTTCAGTATATTTAATACCATTATCCCTACGTTTAAATGTTTGCACGTTGGATTTGGCAAGTGAGAATTTACTCCATTTAAAGCTTCGCCACTAATATCAAGCTTTTTTTTAAGCATATCTTCTATCTTTTCTAGCTGTAGTCCCGGCAAATCAAACGTAGCAATAAAATAACCTTTGTTTGAAACTTGCGACAATAAGTTGAACAAGATTTTGTCATGGTCAAAGCTAACTTCTTCCATTGTAGATACATTAACCACAACGTCAAAGTCCTTTAATGTTTCTGATGGATATCTAATATCATATACGCATGTTTTAGGCAATGTAGAATGTTTAATATCTGAATGCACGCAGCTAGGAGAAAGCAAATCAAGCTGTTCTTTAAACTTTACGTGGATACCTTCGAATCCCCAAGAAGAGTTGTGGATCTTTGCAGTTGAACAATCAGGAACATGGCTTTTAATGCGATTAATCACCGCAGGATACTCATATATTCTAGACCATGCATATCCGTCATTATAATAATCATCGAACAAGTCTGATGTTGTAAGCTTTCTAAACTCAAGAACTTTAAGTTTCATTTTCATTCTCCCCAAACACAAACTTGACGGCTAAAATCTTTGCCAATATAATAATCTCTTTTATGACCCTCACATTGCAACCAAGGATTCAGCGTTGAGCCGATATCCAAATACACGTTTTCCTTGTTTGTTTTCCAAAGTTCTGCTGCTAACATATTCCCCAAAGGTCCAGCACAAAACAAATAAAGATGATTTGTTACGTCTTTTACATCTTTCTTCATTTCTTCAACCAAACCAAAGTTGGTCTTAAAGGCAGTATGATCGATTGGATATACCTTTTCTGGTTTAAAAGGTAAGTTTACAACTTTACCATTTCGGTTACAAACCAATACAACCTTTTGTGTATTATAAAAAGGAACAATGTTGTCAACGTAGTAAGGATAATTTGAATTCACAAAAACGTTTGCAAATGTTACATGATCTTCTTTTTGCTTTGAAGACAACAACATTCTTTTATGAGTTTCCATACCTTGACAACAAGGGCAACTTATACCGATATAATACCCATCGTCCTTGAATCGATAAGATTCAAGAAGTTTGTTTGAGTAAAATATATCTTGTTGTTGGTACTGAAACTCTCCTTGAGCAGTAATTGGTTGATTATTCATTATTGCCCATTCACCATCTGCATATTTTGAAAACGCAAATTTTTGTCCAGATTTAAGTCTTTCTTCAATAGTTTTTAACTCTTGCAAAAACTGTTTAGTTGCCATCTTTTACCTTCCTTATTACTTCAACAATTTTTTTTGCAGAAAAACCGTCCCCGTATACATCACTTTGTTCGCAGCTTAAATCTACAATTAAACGATCAAATAAAGGTTGCAAATCTTTTGGTTTTTTACAAAGAAAACTTGTTTGGTTTAAAGATTCTGGTCGTTCTGTTGTCTCTCTGCAAACAATCAACTTTTTTCCTAAGAACGAAGCTTCTTCTTGTATTCCTCCACTATCGGAAATAATCATTCCACAACAAACAAGTTTCTCTAAAAATGATTTATATGGTAACGGATCAATAACTTCAACGTTTTTTAGCAAATCACGATGCTTTTGAACGTTTGGATTAGGATGAATTGGCAGAATGAATTTGTATGTGGAGTATTTAACTGCTAGCTTATCAAGCTCTAAAAACCATTCTTTTATCAATGAATGATTTTCTCGTCTGTGTAGTGTAATGATTATTTCGTTACCACAAACAACTTTGCTTCTGTAATCAATTAAATTATCAAGCACAGTGTTTCCAACAACAAATACATTATTATTGATACCTTCACCTGTCAAGTTACGTTTGTTTTCGTTGGTTGGACACAAATGAATTGATGCCACTCTTGATATTAGCTGACGATACGTTTCCTCTGGATAAGGATTTTGTGTGTTGTATGTACGCAATCCTGCTTCTAAATGAATAACGGGAATATTACGATGAAATCCAGCCATTGCACATACAAATGCTGTGGCTGTATCTCCTTGTACTAAAAGATGTGTTACATCCTTAAACACGCTTTCTGGAATGTTGTTTGCTGTTCCTAATAAAGCATCTAATCGATTAAACCCATTTGGTACTCCAACCGTATAGTCATCTTGTTCATTGTCACTAATAAGCGTTGTATGCTGTTCTACACGCAAGGTTTTAAACCATATATCATTTGCCTTAAATGCATTCAAAAGAGGTTTGATTTTGATTAACTCTGGCCGTGTGCCATAACAAACAAGAATATTCATTTACGATCCCTTAGAAACTTATACCCACCAGCCTTGCAAAGCATCACATATTCGTTCATTCTAGCCAATCCAGCAGGATCAACCGAAATAGCAGCAGCATCTACACCATAACGAAAAGCTTTATCTGGTAAACTGCCCCAAAGACTTTTATCGTCTTTTGGATGTGGAGGAACATATGTCCCCAATCCAAGATGTTTTTGTAACATATAAGAAAAATGAATATCTTCTCCAGCACGATCAAACTTTGGATCTGGTAATTCCCTCCAAAATGCCGTTAATAGCTCACGTTCAAAAAACCAACTATGACCAACAATATCTGCTTCACCAACTGTTTCATTTGGTCCATCCCAACCAATACGATGATATGGACCAGAATAACCTTTATCACTGTCAAACACAACACCAATTGTACCATGCAAACCACGATGTTGTTTGTTGGTCAACATACAATTCTCAATCCAACGATTACCGGGAATAGTATCGTCATCAAAAACACAAACATATTTTGTTTTAGCTGTAAGAGCGAAAGCAAAACGAGCCCAAACACCTAGATTCGCATTTCCTACAAATGAAACACATTTATCAATAATCGATTTATCGAAGTTTTGCATTGGAGCATGGTTTCTCCAAAAATAAACTTCAACTGGTTTAATGCTTTGAGCCATTATTGCATCATATTGCTCTTTTAATACATGAGGTCTACGATATCCGTTCAAGATAACTGTGAGATTTCCTGTTTTTTGTTCTGTCATTGACAATGCTCCGTTCCGGCATATGGACAATACTTGCAACTTTCACGATTCTTTGGAAACATACGCTTTTGAACATATCCCAACATAGTGTCAATTGTACCCATAGCTTTTTCTACTGCCTTGTCACCAACACTTACAGTGACAAGCTCACAGTTGCCAGTTTTCTTGCTTCTACGCAAGAGAATAAAACCACACTTAACATCCTTAAGTGCCAATTTATGCTTTCTAGCATAGAAATGCTTGTAAAAGGCTAGTTGCATTGTTTTCTTGGGATCGATACGCTTGGCTAGAGGCCAAAAGAATGAGCAAGTTTTCCAATCAATAATCCAAATAACAGGTTCACCCTTTTTGTTAACACCTTCAATCACACCATCAATAAATCCCTTAAACATATGATTGTGATTATCTAGTGATTCCATTAGAGGGAGTTCGGCAGCAATAAACTTCCATTCACCAAAAGTCTTATCCATAAACGCTGGAATTTCTGAAAGAATAGGCTCAATGGTATCGTGCCATTCGCTTTCCTTTAGCTCGCTAGCATTTGGAAGCTTACTGAACATCTCGGTAAGGTTTGCACGCACTTGCTCAATCGGAGGCATTACCTTGGTTGCAAGGTATTGCTCTAGTGCATCGTGAATAACTTGACCAAATTCTGTATGTTCAGAAGGACCATCGTTCTCTGTCTTGATTTCATCAAGATATTTGAGCTTATGCTTAAAGGCGCAATCCATCCAAGTAGCAATCTCTGAATAAGAAACATGCTTACGCAATTGAATATATTGCAAATTAGTTGGTGCAGACAAATCAATGTCCGTTGTAATAATCATTTTATCCTCAA